CCCCAGGCCGCAGCGGATTCCCCGTTGCCGCCGTAAATGGCCGTGTTGTGCGGATTTGCGGCGCCGTCCGTGGTTTGAAAGTAGATGTCTTTTTCCGCGTCTGATTGTTTGTATCCGCCCATGTAGACAAACCGATCCGCATAGATAGATTTGTCAAAATAGGCATCAAGCCCCACCTGTAATGCTTTGGTTTTATCGTCATCGCACAGTCGTCCAATGCCAAGGGACGATTTTGATTTTGCCAGGTGCTGCAACACAAAGGACGCCGCAATATCCCGCATGCTGGAATTGCTTGTGCTAAAAGCATCCGTAGCCACCACGCGCACCGTATAGCGCTTATTTGTATCGGCCGGGAAAATGGCGGAAATGTCCTTGGGGTTGTAATTCCCGGCAGCCGGTGTAGCCGCTGTTGTCCATGTTTCTGCGCCGTATTCCCGGTACTGCACCTTGTAAGCAGCCGTGTTTTTGTTGGATAGCGCTGTGATGGCGGCGGTAAAGGTAACTTTGCCGTACTCTCCCGTGCTGTTCGCCGCGCCGTTTTGCGTGCAACGGGTGGCGGAGATGGACGAGATAGTGGGGACGCTGTAGGGCTTTACGGTATACTCAATTGGTTTTGTAGCCGTCCGCCCACGGCTATCTGTTACGGTGCAAGTTACCCACGCACTACCCGCAAATTGCAAGAAATCTGTTGTGCCGGTTTTGGCATTTGCGGTATAAACTGTACCTGAGCCTTGTGTGCGGCCCACCTTGATGCTGTAGGCTTTGATGGTGCTGCCTTGTATACCTGTCCCGGTGATTGTAACTTTGATCTTGCTGCGCAGCTGCACAAAGTACCCGCCATAGTTGGTTTTGACGTTTGTGGGGTCACTCACGGCCACTGTCAGCAATGGCACCTCGCTTGCCGGGATTGCCAGCGTCACCGCACGCTCCGACCGCCCCACATAAGTGCTACCGTTATAAGTGTTGGTAATGATCGTTACGACCAACTGTGTGCTGTTGGGCGCGTTGGTGGCAAGGCTAACGGGAGGTGTCCAGTGATAAGTTCCCGCTGTGCCATCATATCCCGTGATCTGCACAGCGCTATTGCTTCCGATCTTGTAATAGAGTTTGTCAGTAAAGCTTGCGCTCTTGCGGTCAATTGTGATTTTAAGGGCCGTACCGAGTGTGCCCGTGCTGGGCGCTGATACAGCAGATGCGCGTGGGATGGTGTCCAGCGTCAGCGTCTTGGTCTGCGTGATTACGCCTGCGCTGATCTCCGTGTCCATCCACGTCCGCACCTTAATGCTCCCAGTGCCATCAGCCTTGTGGCTGACGGTGAGGGTGGTATCCAAGATGGTCTTGGTGGTATTTTGCGGCAGCGTAAACGCTACTGTGTGCTCGGTCTCTGTGCCGCCATTAATGGTGATGTAGTAATACGCCTTATCACCGGGGGCGTTGTTATAGCTGGAGCCGGTCTGCTGTGATGTCCATTTTATGCGGACTTTGGAGGTGTTGTTGACTATGGATTGGCCAACTTGCTCCAAGGATAGATTTTGATATACACTCATGGGGCGTTCCCTCCTTAACTGACGATCACATCGTCATTATCGTCCGCCTGCATAATCACGTTCCCTATGGATATGGACGATAATACTTTGAGACGCTTGGCTTCCACGCCTTCCGCCGTGATTTGTAGTTCTGGTGTATTGTTGCGCACAAACTGCAAAATGTCGTTATCCAACCGTAGCAATACTTCATTCCCGCTCTCGCCGATGATAAGCCCCTCGTCCGTAAATCTAAAAGCCTTTGTAATAGATTCATACTTGGCTTGCAAATCGCCGTCTACGTCATCAATGCGCTCGGTGACTTTGGTGATGTCGATGCCAAGCTGGTCAGTCAACACGGAAAGCCTTGTGCTGACCTCCTCCTTGTAGCTCCCAAAATCCCCGGTTTCCACATAGTTTTCCAGCGCCGACAGGATGATGGAGTTGACATTCCGCTGCAGGTCGGTGATCTGCTGGGTGGTGGTTTGGGTTACCTGGCCTGCAGCATCGTCCACCCGCTCGATTAACTCCGCGCGCGTGTTTTCAATGCGCTCATTTGTTTTTCGATCCGCATCAATTTGCGATCCGGTATATGTGCGGCTGGTCCCGCCCAACGTGATTTGTGTGTTGCCTGGGTCAAGGATGTCCGGAGCCAACTCCATCAGCGGATAGGACGCGCTGTAGCCGTGGGGCGTGCTAACCAAGGCGGTCATTCTGCCCACCCGGAAATGCTGGATGCCCTCTTGCCAGCCCAAATCCACCGCCTTGCAGGTGATGGTCTCCGGCATGGACAGGCCATTGTCAGCCAGGGCCGCCTTTGCTTTCGCCCGCAGGTTGGTGTCAACGGTCACATCGTCCCACTTGATATGCCGGGTAATACGCCCATATGTGGCCACGCCGGACTTGCTGTAGATGATTTTCCCGGACTTCACAAGGTCATCCGTCAAGTCACCGTCCGGCAGATTTCCGATAGTCAGGCCATCCTTGCCTTCCGGCAGGATAGCAGTGTAGATAGACGTGCCGTCAACCTCACTGGATAGGTCAAGCAGGTTTTCAGCAAATTTCACCGTCTGCGTGTTTGTCAGCGGCAGCGCGGCGTAATAGTCCAAATAATTGCCGTCATTCTCGTATCGAATCAGCAGATTCCCGCCCAGGGAAGATTTGAACAGCTTATCGGAAATAGCGGTCATCGCCGTGGCGTACTCCTCGGAGCTGCGGGTAATATAATTGTTCGGGTCGGACACGGTGACCACGCCGGGCTTGATCTGCTGCTCCGTGGACACTTGGCTGTTATGCTGCGCCAAAATCCAGCGGAAAAAGAAATCAACCACATTCCCGCTTGCGGCGGCGGCCTTATAGGAAGCGTCCTCCGCAAAGTCCTCCGGGAAGTTGAACGGCGGTATGATGCTGTCATTCAGCGACGCCATAATGCCCTCTGTTTCGATTTTGTGCGCCCCGTAGAAGTCTTTTATATCGCTGGTTATTCTTCCCCTATATATAGGAAAAGTGCCGTCCAGCAGCTCCACAAGGCCGCTCATGCGGCGAAGATTGCTTAAATAGGGATGTTCTGCGTCCACCGTAAAGGACATTTCCCCGGCCTTGCTGACCGCCAGCTTCACAGATGGGTCACGGACGATTAGTTTTTCATCCGCAAGGCGCGGGTCATACAGGATATAGTTTTTGTATTTGAGTTGATACATTACAGGCCCGCCTCCTGGTATGTCACAGTGATGCTACCTGTGCCGCTTGCGACTTTTGCTTTCAGGGTGTTGATCCCAGCCGCAAGACGGATAGCGGGCAGAATATGATCTCCCGCGCTGATGTTGATTGTGCTGCTGCCCCAAAGCAAGGTGGTGTCCTGGGCCACCGTGATAGTAGGGATAACCGGCCGGCGCTCGTTGGGTAAGGATAGCTGTTTGTAGGCCGTGCTTAGGTCAGAGCGGGAAACCGTGGTTTTTGCATTCTTGTATTTCCACGGGTCGCAATCGACAGCAACCGGGATTGTCTGCATCATTTTGACAAGCTCCACTTG